GAAGCAGATCCATAGCGTAGAGGAGGAAGTGGCCGCTTCCCTCTGATGTCAAGGTAATGTTACAAAAAAAGATCACTGATTTATTTAACCCTCTTACCCATATTTAGGCTTTCAAAATCACTTCAATCTCACCGCTATGAGAGACGATAACCTTGTCAATGTATCGTTCCACAATCTCCCTCGTGAGTGAATCTGTAACCTCTAGCTTCTTATATTCTTGTTCTTCGACTTCATTTTCTATCATCTCAATATTCATGTCAATTGAGCGTTTTTTTACAATGAAATCTTCTCTATCTAAGTTGCCAGTCTTGTAGTGATGGAAGGCTTCTTCTTTTTCAGATTCTAATAAAGTAATCCGTTCTAACTTCGTTGATTTCCATTTTGGTTCTTCCTCAATCCTTTCTTCAGATTGAACCTTCTCTTTTAGCAAATTCCAAACTGTTTCTTCTATCAATTCCAACTTCAGACGTTTAACTTCTAATTTCTTAGTTCTACAGGTTCTACAAGACATATAATTAAAATATTTCACACCGTTCTTTTGGTGTCTCGTAGTACTCTCTCTTGAAAGAATATGCCCACAAACTTTACATACAATAAACCCTTTTAGTGGATATCTAATTTCTTTTATCTTAGAATAATTTACGTTTTTAAAAGCCTTGGCTTTATTCTGTTCTCGAACCTTATCAAACATTTCTGCTGAGACAATTGCTTCATGATTATTAAATACACGTCCCCAATTTTCTCTTGGGATTGATACTTCTTTGCCACCACTAGAGAATGATTTTTCTACCATGTTATAGCAGTATGTTCCAGTGTAATTTTCATTCCCAAGAATTTTAATGACTGTTCCATGCATCCAGATTGGCTCTTTATGATTCTCTGTCGTTGTTGTCTTGTATGAATAATCCATCCCCGAGGTTTGTTTCTTTCGCCTGTATGGAGTGATGTAATTTCTCTCGTTAAACAACTGTGCTATTTTTCTTGTTGGCATTCCTTTTAACGATAATTCAAAGGCTTCTCTTACAATATGAGCGACCTCATCATCTACGATTATTTTATGTTTATCATTAGGATCTTTGATATACCCAAATGGTGGTTGCCAAGCCATGAATTTCCCTTTAGCCTTCAATGCGTTTTGAACTGACCTTACTTTTTGACTAGCATCTTTTGCATAAAAATCATAGAGTAGGTTCTTGAACTGGATATCCAGTTCTGTTCCATTTCCTTTTTCCTTGCTACTATCGTAATTGTCATTGATGGCAATAAATCGAACACCCATGAAAGGGAAGATGTTCTCAAGGTAGTCACCCATCGCAATGTAGTCACGCATAAAGCGAGATAAATCTTTTACGATGATGGTTTTCACTAGATTAGCTTTTACATCATTCATCATCCGTTCAAATCCAGGTCTCTTGGTATTCGAGCCACTAAAGCCATCATCAACGTATTCTTCATATGGAAAGTCCTTCAGATCGTTTTGAGCTTTGAAAAATGAAGTTACATAATTTCTTTGGGAGATGATACTTTCACTCTCTGCTTTGCCAGATTGTTCTTCTACCGATAAACGGAAGTACAGTGCTACTTTATTCATTGGAAACCTCCGTTCTCGCTAAAATCATATAAGAAATGAATCTCTATCTCAGTTTTTGAAATAACATCAATTCTTCCGATTAACTCTTTGATGACTTCGGCGGAAAGCTTTGTTTGTTTTCTTGCCTGAAAAATCGTCCTGGCAACTTTCCTACTTTTTCTTTCATCTTTTTTCAGTTTTGAAACCATCATCTCTAGCCTAGAAATCTCCGAGCTATAACTTGCATGTTTCCTTGATTCATCCTCTTTAAGCATGATGTATTTTTCTTTATCAAGGCTTCCTGTGGCATAACGTTCATATAAGCGACCAATGGTTGCTTCTGATAAATCTTTCTTTACTGACAACTCTTTGAGTTCAAGCTCTGCCGTTTCTTTTCTTCTTAAAAATTCATCTTTAATTTTCTCTAAGAATCTCTTCTCTGAAATCATTTGAGAAGCGATCCCTTGAATCGTTTGAAGCACCATCGCATCTAAGTTTTTTTCGGTAATAAAAATATTCACTTTCTCTTGGCTTTTTCCTGTAAAATTATCTGGTTGGAAGCAATACAGTAATCGCTTTTCAGTCTTTCCATAAATTCTTGTTCTTCGGTACAAGGCTCTTTCAGTATTCTTTAGAAAAACAAGTCCTAGATAACGATTTTCAGGGTCTCTTACTAAGTCATTCCGTTCAGAAGAGAAATAGTGATTATCTTTACGTTCACGTCTAATCTTTTGAATTTGCTGAAACTCTTCATCCGATATAATCGCTTCATGAACATTTTTAGCTACAATCCAATCTTCTGGAGATGTTGAATGTTGCGATTCTCCCTTAACTAGATTCTGTTTCCTTTTTCCTTGTATGAGTGTCCCTGTGTAGGTTTCATTGGCTAACATGTTTGCGACCGTACTTTTGCTCCACTCTTGTCCACCTTTTGGTCGGTAAATTTCACCAGTTTTCTGATAATGGGTAGCTGTAGCAATTCTTAACCTATTAAGCTCAAGCGTAACTTCATATTGGCTTTTCCCCTCAAATGTCCAATCAAACATCTGACGAACGATTGGAGCTGTATCTTCATTGATGACCAGTTTCTGACCCTTTGGTGTCTTTTCGATCTTATATCCGTATGGTGGAACTGAACCAATGAAGTATCCCTCTTTCGCTCTTGCATGTTTGGCTGAAATAATTTTTGATGAAATATCCTTTGCGTACATATCATTGATGATATTTTTAAGCATGACTTCAAAGGACTTATTGCTATCCAGTCCATCTATGGTATCTAGATTATCAGTAACAGAAATGAATCTCACTCCAAGAAATGGAAACACCTTATCTATCAGTTGTCCCATCTCAATATGTTCACGACCAAGCCTAGACAAATCACGCACTATAATGCAATTAATCTTTCCATTTCTAACATCAGACATCATCTGAATATAGGCAGGTCTTTCAAAGTTTGTACCAGAGTACTCATAATCTTCATAGACTTGAATCACCTGTATACCTTTGCTTTTTGCATGTTCCTTACATACATAAGCTTGTGCTTTGGGAGAAGAAGATTTTTCTCTCCATTCTTCGTGTCTCTCGCTTGAAAGCCTGACATAAACGCCAGCGAGATAAACCGTTTTGGATTCTTCTTCTTTTGATGTTTCGTATCGTCTTGATGTTCTAGCCATGACATGCCACCTCATCACCACTGACACGTTTTAAAGGAAAGACAATAAGTTTTTTGTCTTTCTCTTTTTCTTTTATTTGTGCTTGCTTGAGTATCGCTTCTAATGCATTTAGTTCATCCATATGGTTAAATACCACAGAGATTTTCTTGTTCTCGCCAATCTTAATACGATTTACAAGATAGACTAAGCGTTTGCGATCAAGTTCTCCATCTTCCTTTAGTTCATCTAAATCAATGAGCCACTGGCGATTGCGAATTTTCTCTTGAACCTCGTTCATCATCTTATTTCTATTTTCTATTTGAGAAGATATTTCTTTGATTCTCACAGCATAATTTGCTCTAAAGCGATTAAACTCTTCTTCTGTAATGAGGTCATCTTCCAAATCCATAAATAAAGATTGACGAAGTGTTTCGTATTTCTTTTTCTCTTGAAGTAAATCTTCTACCTCAGCTTTAAATTCAATCGAATTAAAATCTTGCCTTAAAGCATGGTGATAAATCCGTTCATTGTAATGCAAGAAATCATTGAGTAGATGTTCTACAACATCCTTAAGTTCATCCTCTTTCACACTGTGCCTAGAGCACTCGCCACTATCATTATGGCTGCCGCAGATATAGAAGACATTGGTATTGTCTTTATACTTCACAACCCGTCTAATCATTTGCGAGCCACAATCTTTACAAAAGAGCATGCCACTAAAAAGACTTGGTACACCTCGGCTATTCACATCTCTAAGAAGCATTTCATTTGCGATGGCAAATATGCTTTGAGATACGATACCTTTGTGAGCATTTTCAATGACTACCCAGTCTTCTTTTTTTATGTCGATTCTCTTATCGCTTTTGTAGTTAAGCTTCATTTGTTTGCCTTGTTCAAGCGTCCCTACATAAACAGGATTGCTGATGATTCTGTTAATCATCTTCGCATCCCATTTTTTGTCTTTGCCAACAAAGCCCACGCTGTCACCAAGTTCATTTTCCCTGTGACGAGCAGGCGTTATTATTCCAAGTTCATTTAGGTATTTCGCAATAGAACTAGACGAATAACCTTCTACCTTCTTATTAAAGATAGTTTCAATAATTCCTTTTACTTCTTGGTCAATGATAAGTTGATGTTTATCCTTTGGGTTTTTCTTGTAGCCAAAAGGAGCAAACGCACCGATGAACTCACCCTTTTCTCGTTTCATCTGTTGAGAACTTTTTACCTTCATGGAAATATCACGACAATAACTGTCATTGATAAAGTTCTTGATTGGCAAAACTAAGTGGGTATCATTTGCATCTGCATTAAATGAATCATAATTATCATTTATGGATATAAAACGAACCTTTTTCTCTGGAAAAATCTTTTGAAGATACTTCCCAGTTTCGATATAGTCACGACCGAATCGAGATAGGTCTTTTACGACAATCGTTTCAATCTTTCCTTTTTCAAGGTCTTCCATCATCCTTTTAAATGATGGTCTGTTGAAAGTTGCTCCACTTACTCCATCATCAACATACTCACACGAAATATTTAGCCCATGTTGTTTGCCATAGGTTTTAATGAGTTCTCTTTGACTGGAAATGGAATTACTTTCGATTTCTTCGCCATCATCTCGTGATAGCCTTAGATACATTACTGCTAATTCCTTCATTACTTTTCCTCCTTAAATCGTATCTCACTGCAAATAGTTATTTAAGGATTCAAAGCTTCCACAGATAAATCTTACCGCCCTTTACCTAAAATGTCAGCGGCTAAAATTAAATTTGTGCGTACTCACTCAGCATGCAATGTCTGGTGCACTCTGATAGTAAAATATTGAGAAAATCTTCTTGATTCATCTCACATGTCACTTCAAATCCATTTATAAAATCAACTAATATGACTTGTTCTAGCGTTTCGTTGTTTTCAACGATCATTACTTTGCAACTCATAGCGTTTTCCTCGTTTCTATTAATTTTGGTTTTAGAATTAAGTTTTTTGACATTAACGAGTGCTATGGGTTAGCTACATAGGAATCTCACCTCCGCCCCTGTTCAGATGAGCCGGCTTCAACTGTAGAAGTATCATTGTCCTCAAAGTGGTCACTGCGAATGAAAGCTCCCGACTTCCATTTTTCAGTCATCTTTTATCGCTCGCTTCCTTGTTTCCTCCGTCTGGACAAACAGGTATTCATTTTTACCAACTAGTGGCAGGAAGGTTTCGGCGAAGATGCATACACGCTACACTTTGATTAACGTCTCGTTATGGTCTATTCAGTTTTCAAGGAACAATCCCGAATGGGAGAGGAGTCCTTTTTTGTTTGCACTTACCGACTTGTCGTTTGGTAAAAAAGCAAAAGGATCAAATTCCCCCTCACCTTTAGAGTGAAAATTCGACCCTCTTGAACACACCTAACTTAGAAATTTTCTAAAATTATTTTTAGTTTCTTTAGAATCTGATTCCTTTTTCTGATTAAACTGGTTTGATGAAGCCCGAAGTTATTGGCAACATTCCTTGTTGTTTCATCATGAAAATAAAGGGCATCAATAATTTCCCTTTCTTCTTTTGTTAGAGAAGCTAAAGCTCTATTTAGCTCTTCAATTCGTTGTTGAGTTTCAACAAGTTTTTCTACATCGACATTTGGGTCAATAAGATTTCCCTCAAAGTTTCCGTCATGGTCTAAATCACAAAAGAAAAGCAGCTGGTTTTCTCTATCCAGCCGCCTTTGGTAATTTTCTTTATTTGTCTCATGCCAGTATGCTTGGTACACTTCTTTGCTTACTACGATTCGTTTTCCTTCAACGAAAATAAAATATTCTTTACTCATGGTATCCTCCTAATTAATTTCAAGTTTTGTTTCTTCTTTATTCTTGAAATCAAAAAGGAGGAGCTCTGCACTGATACATAGTTCCTCCTATAAAACGGCATAAAAAAAGACCCAGGATATTTTTCCTCGGTCTCTTGCGTTTCTTATTTAGTTTTCGGGTTGCCCCATGTTATCAGTTTATAGGTACTTAAGTACACATTCAATTCGCACTTGCTCGGTAGCTAGTCCGATACCAGTCGGTATTCAATCTGCATCTACTTCGACTTTATTTTTTCCTCCATAATTCTCGTCAAGTCTTCGGTTGTATAAATTGGTATCGTTGATTTTGGTTCTTCTAAATAAATTACTTTCAAATTTTCATCATGTAGTTCTCGAATTATTTTCGGCAATTCAAATCCCCATAAGGAAACCCCTAAAAGAGTAATGGCTTCCCTTTTCCTCTGGTAGTAGCAGCTTCTTTCTAGGTTTAATGTCTGCATACAAGCTGCATCTTTTATTTTTGTTTTTCCTAGATAGCACTGCATTAAAATGACTGAATATATTTCACCAAATTCAGGATAGTCTTTAATTTTAATCAGTGATTTATCAATGAGTTCAATCAACCATTTTGATTCAAATAAGTGACTGACCCCGCTCTCAAAGTCTTGTCTTTTAAACTCAGGAGCAAAAGTCGAAAGATAAATTAGTGCTTCATCTAAGTCTTTCCCATAGGTCTCTTGAGTCTCATAAATCATAAATTCGGCAGTGTTTTTAAGTGACCAAACTACATTACGATATATCTCTAATAAGGCTTTTGATCGCTCATATATAGTAAGTACATCTAAACTCTGCTCTTGATATAACTGTTCAATTTGTTTCAACGTTTTAGTTTTTCTCAATTTACTCACCTCTTTGTTCTAAAACCTTGTATTTTTGTACGCAAAATGTTAGTATATAGGTACTAAAGTTCTTATTATAGACTATATTAAACCATTTGAAGGTCAAAAGCAAGAACTTATGTTCTTTTTAAAAGAAATATAGGTACTAACAAACTACTCAGGAGGAACACAATGAATTTTGGAGAAAAACTAAAAAAATATCGTTCAGAGAATAAGCTAACAAGGGAGAATTTCGCAAAACAAATCGAAATAAGTCCAAAGACACTGTACTTTTATGAAACAGGTCAACGCTTCCCCAAGAGCATGGAAACTTATGAAAAAATTGCAGAAATCATGCAATGCGATTACAACTACCTCTTAGAAAATGATGCCGTTTTCGTTTCTGAAGTTGCTAATAAATATGGTCAGGGTGAAGCTAGAAAAGCTCAAGCTTTAACTGAAGGTCTCGTTGCTCTCTTTGCCGGTGGAGAGCTCTCAGATGATGATAAAGACTCTGCTCTTCAAGCAATTACCGCCGCTTATTGGGAAGCGAAAGAAGAGAATAAAAAGTACGGTCGTAAAACTAAAAAGTAAGGTAGGTGAGTATCTTGTCAAATCGTTGGATCTATGAAAAGGTTCAATCTTTGATTAAAAAACACAAGACGAGAGATCCCGATGAACTCATTAATTTATTGAACATCAAACTCTTTCTTCTTAGTGATACAAAGCACCTGCTTGGAATGTACCACGTCATACAACGTAATAGATTTATTTTCATTTCTACTGAGGTTGGAAGACAGAAAAATTTAATACTTGCACATGAATTAGGGCACGACCAATTACATCGTGAGCAAGTCATTAGCGGAGTAGCATTTCATGAAAATGGTCTCTTTGTAAATAACTCAAAGTACGAACTAGAAGCAAATATATTTGCAGCTCATTTACTCATTTCTGATGAAGATATCATTCCACTTCTTTGTGGACAAATAGATGATAGAACCCTCTCCTATGAACTGGGAGTAGACATCAATCTTGTAAATCTAAAGATATCCGAAATGGTAAAACTAGGGTTGCTAAACGTCAATGAATGTTGTGTTGAAAGTCCTCGAGGGGACTTCCTAAAAAACTACCGACCAGACAAGGATGACTGGTCTGAATGCTAGGAGGCAATATGTACGCAATACTACTTATGGTAATCGCACTTTCAGTTGTAGCTGCGATTACATTATTCAAATTAATTGCTGAATACTCAGTTAAAATCTCTGCTTATGCTATAGACTTCGCTCTGGTTTTTTGTCTGTCAGCATACTACACCCATCAATTCGTGGCGAATAAAATAGTGACTGGATGGATGGTTTATGTGCTAGATATTGGCGTTGGAATTCTCGCAACCTTAGCCTATGGAATTTTAATTGTTGTCATTCACAATAAACTTCCAAAGATTAGTTCGGTGCTAAATTTAGTTATTTCAATCGTAGGAATATCCATTGCATTTCCTCTAGCACTTGATTTAATTTCTTCGATTCTAAAAGTCTTTGGAGTGGTGAAGGAATCATTCACGCAGATTACATTATTTGAAAATCAAACAGGAAATACAATTCTCAACTATGGAATTATTTTAATTCTGGCTATCCCTGTTTATAGGGGACGGATGAAATATTTGAATGGAGATAGCCGCTGACATTTATTGTCTTAAGCGGTACAATCTTGGTATCAACAACTGAATAACAGCTTAACGCTGATCTACAAATCATTCTTTTGTAGCAAGCACAGTAAGTGTACGGACACTTACGAAAAATTGATGGAGCAGGAACCCAATCCCCTGCTCCTTTTTTATATCAATTTTAACTTGTTAGGGAGAACCCTAAGACCCCAAAAACATT